TGATCTGCTGCCGTACTAGTTATAGGATTTGCAATTTTTATGTCTCTATTAGATTCATAATAACCACGAATAAGAGGAAGGTAGTGAGTTGGGTTTTGTGATCTAAGTGCTACATTTTGGCTGCCAAATTCATGTATGATTTCTTCCCAGCGTTGATCATCAGTTATATCATAAATACTAACAGCCCATCCATCTAGATGTCTAGCTGAATAGTCAAAAATATTTTCAGCTTGGAGTGCTGCTAATCCTTGCCCATCATTATTCCAAAAGATTTGTTTAAACACTGAAATAATTTGAGTATTCCCAAAATTAGTTTTTAAGATATAAGAACCTAAATGTGTATGATAACCTTCTCTCTTTTCATTTGGAGCAGTTCCAGGTGGTGTAAGACGTGAGCATGTTGAATCCCATTCACCTATTACACCAAACCCTTTTCGAACTTTCCAACAGTCCTGATGCCAAACCATATTTTGACAATAGGATCCTTTTTCTGGATGATTGGCAGAAATTCCAGGTCCAATAACATTAACCTCTGTACCACTAAGAGCCACTATATGCCTCCATACAATTCGCTTGGATCAAAATTATGATGTACGTAAGAAACTGCATCAAAAGACCTAGTCATTAAGTAATCTCTAAATTCTGCTTTACGAATAGCTAATCTTCCGAGCACTTGTGTATTATCTACTGCATTCATTATTGCATAATGTCCATATGCTAAAAGAGGAATAAGATCATGCCATGCCTGAAGGTTATCATTAATATTAACCCCTGTACCTACGGCTAGCCCAGGGAACCATGATTGATCAATCTGATTAAGTGGGACGGGGGCTCCGAGATATATCGCTAATCCAATCTCTTGTTCATATGTATGGAGTATCATTACAGTACCATTGATTGGTTCACTAAATGCTAAAGTATTACCAGACCATGCACAAAAATTAGATCCTCTCATGGCAGCAACATTTGTAACCATTTGAAAACGTCTTATAAATGCATTTGTATTTGGATCAACTTGATGAACTCCTACCAAAGTTTTCATTCTTCCTGTAGACCGCCAGTCAATACCATCAAAAGTAATATTAGGGTTTGCTCCTAATAAAGAAGGTGTACCTATACCAGTAGAAGGACTATTATTTTGGGTTAGATCATAACCATTAACCCCTGCTATATTTACAGCTGTGCCTCGTAAGTCATGAGCATTAACATTCAAATTATCAACATAGCTACGAAATTCTTCATAGCCCAACTTACAGTAAAGAGCTACATCTGCATCTGTTAAAAATGATTGATCTGGTTCATCGCAATAGTTTCGGAATAATCGTGCAACTTCTACTGTATTCATCTATCCAACCCCTCCTGGTGACACATTCTGTATCATCGCATCAGATCGTTTAGCTAATGATTCTTCAGCTGCTCCAAAACCTGATTTTAATTGTTGCATTGCCATGGCATCTCCTAATGCCTGGGCTTGCGCACCCCCACTACCCATTCCAGCAATTGATGCTAGTACTTCAGTTGAATCAGCATTGGGTCCAGCTGTACGTGGGAAGACCTTTTCTGCTACATTTTCTTGTGATAAGTCCATAGTATTCATTCCAGCATTTTCTATTGCTATATAAACATCTCGGATATATTCTTGTCTCTCTTCTCCTAATTCATAATATGCTGGAGTTCTTATAAAGTCTCCCCATACCTGTTTAAAGGCTGTAAGATCATCTGTCTTGAAGATTTCAATATCATAACCCATTGCTGCAGCATCAAGTAGTTCTTTTGCATGAGCCATGGACTCCATCTTATCGATAATAAATTTATTTCCAGTTCTAAAGCTAAGTTCTTTCATAGCCGTCTCAGGCTGCAATAGACCTGCTTCGAGCATATCATAAATCTTTTTATCTCTATCCTGTTGTTCACTTCGGAAGAGAGATCCACTTTCAATAAAGACTTCAGGAACATCTGATATGTCGGTATTACGCAATTCTCTAAAGATAATTTTACCTACAGAATCAAACATCTTAACCATTCTAGTTTCTTTATAATAAGTTTTCATCAAGCCCAAAATATTTTCTGCAACTCTAGCTGTTACATCCTCGATCCGCAGCTGAGTATTTTGAAGTTGACTCATATCTAATTCTGCCATAGTCTGCATTGCTTTACCTGAAGTAATGCCTACGGCACGTTTACCTAGAGATGTGGAATGAATTCCTGAGACGTCCATCATCTCTCCTTGAAGCTTTGTGATATTATCATAGACCTGAGATGGCAAAGGAGCTGCCCCGATTTGTTTTGGTTCTCCTCCTGCTGCATTATAATATACTTTCTCCCCAGGTCTATTAGTAATAGCATTTGGGTTGACCCCTGAACTCTTGGGTATCAACCACTTGGGGTTAGACATTAATTCGATATTCTTAAGAACTTGTGATCTAGACTTATTATAAAGCCATTGCATGTCAAGAAGGGGTGCAACTAATCCTAATCCCCATAATTTACCAGGAATTTGAGTATATCTCATTACCTCAATTGGGATACGTTTTAGGGGGTTTTGACCCGTATAAAGGTAATCATTGCCCAAAATAATGGCATGTTTGCCATCTCTCCAGTATACTTCAAAGATTTCTAGTCTATTTTCAGGTGCTTGGACTAAAGAAGCTTGTCCTGGTCTGTTAAGAACACTCAAAGAATCTGTAGATTCTTCAATTAATTCTTTCTGTTTTGGAAAGGTTCTAAGTAATTCATCTCTAGCTACATGTCTTCGTATTCCAATATACTGAGAATGAACAGGATCATCAACATAAGGTTCGAAAATAAGGTCGTAAGGGTTAACAACTTCTGTTATAACCTCGTCATCTGTTGACTCATAATAAGAATGAAGAGCAACTGTACCAGTAGATAGCAGCCATTCAAATGCTTTGCCCAAAAGATTCTTCATATCACCTTGATTCCAGTAATATTTAAGAGCCATCTCAGAAGCCTGAGCTTTAAGAACATCCTCTGTAGAGGGAGAAGAGGGAGAAACTACAATACCTGGATAGGTAGTAGCTAATTTTGAAAGTAAATTTCTATAAATATTCAGAAGAAGATTAACTGTAATTTTATAATCTGTTTGTACCTGTGCAAACCCAGCCCTTCCCTGTGTAATATCTGTATCAAAAGAATTCCATTGTCTTCCTTCTAAAAATAAAAGGGACAAATCCCATATGCTTCGATCCTGTCCCCTTATATAATCTGACTTATCGATTTCTCTTTTAAAGTCAGTAGGGAATTTAAGTTTTATTTTTTTACCCATCTAAGCTAACCAATTACTATATGCTTTTTCTTTCCGTTCTCGATCTTTCCTGGCAAGACGTTCAGCTTTCTCTTCTTCCAACTTTGCAGTTTGAGTCATCCCTTCACGTATAGGTGGTGCTTTATATGCAGCACCTGTATCTACTCCAGCTACTTCTTCTTCTTCCTTAGTCTTGTCGGGGTCCGTGGTGGTCTTGGGCTTCAAGTCTGCATCACTCGAAGTTTGACCAGCTACATCTCCTGCAGTTTCTGCCAGACCTGCAAAAAGCTCACCTTCGGTTTGAGCATCCTCGGCAGCTGCAGCAGTACCACCTACGATTCCACCCCATGTATAACCCTTCTGGATCCATTTAGGATCTCCTGTATAAGCAGTACCAACAACTCCAGCGATAAGCCCAAGAACTTGACCTAGTTCTTTTGCCTGTGACGGAGGTTTCTGAATTTCTACATTAGTTGCAGCTTGTTGCCTGGGGGTAAGAGCTGATCCTACACCTTCTCCTTGACCTAATCCTACTGTCATTTATTCTTCTCCATACTGATATTCCTGCAATACTGACTGCATGGGGGTTGTATAGGTATGATCCAATTGAATCATCTGTTTTAGTTCACGTCGTTTAATATTAATTACAACTGTCATCAAAATAATTGATTGTCCTAAAATTACAAAAACTAAAATAGCTAAAATGACTAGTACTAAAATAAACATAGAAAAAAGACTGCAGCCCCCCCTACCCCCGTAAGAAGAACTGCAGCCTAGTTAACTCCTTAGAGCGACAATCCGCAAAGCATACCATTTCTGTTTGGCTGAGTACAAACTAGATTGTAGTACCACTTGTAGAAGCCCTCAAAGGCATCGATGACACCAACTCTAGATAGCACATTACCATCTTCATCGGCAAACTTACCAGACTCTAGCTCAGTCATCTTCCAAGACTTAGTGTTTAGGAAGATCATACAGCCATTATCAACATGTCGAGAGGTCTTAACTGGGATCCCCCCGAATGCATAACCTGTGTAACCCTGATCAGCAACTCGTGTACTAGCTGCACCAGGATTTAGATTAAGCACAGCCTGAGCATTAGCCACTGTCGTCAAACGAGTTCGCTGCAGTGGATTACACAAAATCACATCAGGCTCAGAATCTGAAGCCAGAGTCATGCGATCTAGTACAGCTTGTAGCTGTGGCACAGCCAAGTTAACTCGGGTTGCTTCTGCAAC